CTAAGTTCAACACTTGATAATGTTGGAAGTTAAGAGCGTTCTCAGTGTTAGTTATGCTTGTATCAAGCGGTAACATCTGGAAGTTCTTCATTGCCACATAGGCTTTAGCCAGATTATTTTTCCCCCAATCTTCTCCCATGGAGTGACGAGGCAAAGAGTTCTGGTCTAACATGATAACCGTGCCTAGCTCATCAACCAAGATATCTGCTATTTGGTTATTCACTATATTATAGCCTATTTGGTAAGGCTTCATTAGATCAACTAATGAAGTACTTCTAGTATTTCTATCTCCAAAAACACAACCTTCCACTGGAAGTTTGCAGCCATAGAGTGTAGCATCTCCTTTAAATTGGAAAGGTAGTCTTCCTGGCTTACCACCATTAAGTCCTAAATAGATTGGATTGATACCACCTGCGTTATTATTTCCCCAGAATGCGGGACGGTTAGGTCCAATCTTAATACCTCCCCAAGTTTCGTTAATCCAAATCCAATCAATATGTTCTCCAAAGATTAAGTTTTCTTTAGTCTTTTGTTTATACAATGTTGTATTGTATTGAGGCTTATCTGTTAATTTAAACTCCTCAGTTACAATATCTTGTAAGATTTCTCCTTCTTCTGTAATTTTAGTTAAGTGACCCACTTTACGTTGAGACTTCCAATAAATTTGGGATACACGTAATAAATGTGACTTACCAAAATCTATTGTATCCTCTGAATCAGATAGGATCCACTCTACAATATCTCCTGTACCAAACTTAGTGTCATATAAAGACGAAAACTGTCTATAGCCAAGACTTGGCATCTGTGTATTCCACTCATGTGATTTTGTAGCATCGTAATAGCTACCATCATTCTGGTATCCCTGTACAGCATAGCCGGCAGAACGGACAGGATAGATGGCTTCTAACGAATACATTTGTTCTTCGTTCATCATCCATCCAAACTTATCAATAACGTCTGATACAGACATCATATCCATCTTACCGACCCAGTTACCTTGAGAGATGTATCTAACATCTGGAGACTTATGATAGAACGTAAGCAATGGGTTCCAAAGCTCTAGCTCATAGTCATCCTCCATCATATTAAAATGCCAGAACTCTCTATCTGTAATAAGCATGTCTCTAAAGCCACGCTCTTCTAATTCTTGTAATTTAAAACGTTCCTCATCTACAGACATTTGGTGAGATGCCCACTCTTCAATCATAGATCTATAGTCTTTACGAAAGAAAGACTCTATCTCAGGAAGCTTCTTTAGATTATCAGGAGATGTTTGTTCTTGAACTTGTTTCTGAACTTCCTCATCCTCAAGGTCTAAACCTTGATTCATGATTTCCATCATCATCTTTTGCTGAGCATCCTGTAAAAGAACATCCTCAAGCATCTTACGTTTTTCTTCTATAAGCTCATTATAAGAGATATCATCCACAGCCTTAAACATAATACGTGAGCTTCTTTTAGAAAACTCATTACATAATACGTTTACAACGTTAGGAATAATAGGATAGAACTTAAGTTCTAAAGCAGACTCATCTTCTTTAGTTAGCGTATCTATTAGATCCGCCATCTCATTATCCTCTTCTACAATATAATCTGTCTTGTCAATGATACCCTTAGCAAGCTTGTAGTTTTTCATTAATCTACGAGCGTTACGTCTAAGTTGCTTCATACCCTGCCACTCTAACCAGTCTAGATTCCAAGCTCTCCATTCATCATCTTTCTCTTTCTCAGGTAAAAATTGGATAGGTTGGGTAAGAGTACCCATCTTATTATGTTCCGCCTTTTTACCGGCTTTCAAATCCATTGCTGAATATATCTGCATGATATTTAGTTATTTAAGTCTGCTGAATTATCAGCAATTGTATTTGTAATAGAACTAGTACCACTGCCAGTCATAGATAAAAAAGTTGGCATCCCTGTTGAACTCCAAGTTCCTAAAGGAGGAATGTATGCAGTACCAGTACCACTAGTTAGAAACTGTGCAGGTGACTGTTTTGGCTCTTCTTCCTTCAAAATAAGTAAAGCTTCCTCAAATGTGAGAGAGCTTTCTTTAATCAATCTAGAAAGAATAGTTACCTTTTGGGCATGTAAGTCTTTATTTTCCATATTATTTTATCTCATATTTTTAAAAGGGTTACGAGGTGGTCTCATACTTGGCCCGTTACCCTTAGAATTACCAATATGTCTAAAGGGACTATAATTTAATTTACTAAATTTTTGGGAGTTATCCAAGTTTTCTTTTGTAACTTCTATACGTTTAGAGAAACCACGGTTAGATTGTTGCACTTTTGCAAAGGCTATTAAAGAACAAAATGCTACTAATCTATCCACGTTTAGTCCATCTCTATATGCTTGCATCTCTCTAAGTAACATTATATCTGGTATTCGTTCTATACCATATATTGTTTTTACTATATCTCCATTTTCTTTTGTCTCATGATCTAATTCTTCTTGAGTATATTCAATTCCATAGGACAGAATGTTTCCTTTGAACAGCGTACCTACGTTTTTCCAACCATATTCTTGGAACACATTACGATTTGCTCCTATATCTTTTAAGAACAAAATCATATCTTTAGGTACTAAATATCTTTGTTTACGTTTAGATATCATATACTGGATAAACAAAGCTACGTTATTTTCCACTATAGTCCATGCATTATACCACTCTATAAGAATCTCTAGACGCTCATGAGTTTTATTAAGATCGTCAAAACGTCCACACCAAGATGCCACTATACCGTCACGCTCAATACTACTTTCCACTGATCCATTGCCTGAATCTTTTATAACTTCCACTGGATTCTTATATACGTATATAGAACATAGGGAATCTGAGGTGGTAGTCTTTCCTTCACTAACTGGATCTACAGAAGCATAGTATGTACCAAACTGAGGATCTTTAGAAGGTCTTTCGTATATGCATATCACTCCCTCTTTATCTTCTGTCTTTTTAGACAAAGGAAACTCCATAATAGGAATCTTCCTAGACGGTTTATCTATAATCTTACCCTCATCGTTACGAGAGAGTTCAAGATATTCCACTGGATACTCCTTATCTTGGATACGCTGCATTTGTTTGGCAACTAGATGTGGAGGGAACACACTTACCTTACGTGTCGCAAAAGCCTCCTCAAGGGTCCTAGGATGCTGAGAAATGGTAAGCTGGTATGCTCCTGGATCAAGATCCTTCTTCATCTTCTCAAACTCCTTATCTAGGGCTTCTAAGGCTTCTTTTACTAAAGAGTTACCATACTGATCTATATAAGGTGGCATAGACCATTGTTCAGGAATAAAAAGTCCTATTATACCTGGAGCACCATCTTTATCTATAAGATTACTTTGTACACCATAAAATCCATTTTCTTCTGGATGATAGATATACTCTTTCATTGGTTCACATTGATCAAGATCACCAACTGATCCTGCTGCAATAAACTGACCTGTGATGATATGTCCAGACTTAAGTGCTGGTTTCATAAATCCATAGGTGTCATTCATCTTAGGAGCAATACCTCCTTCCTCATGAAAGAAATAAGTTACAGGACCACCGACACCATGTGTTGGATCTTTTTCAAATGAGTATAAGTTGATAGTAGATTTTAATCCTCTATACGTATCACGATTGTTAACTCTCACTTTAATCTGCTGGTTCCACGCCCCCACCTTATCAGGCTCAGCTGGTCTATACCATGCAGTGTGCTCATTTAAGAAGTTACGATATTCATTAAGAAACTTCCAAGATCCTTTTTCATTGATATAGTCTTTAAGACTAGCTCCTATTTTAAGAATAGCTCCTTCTTCAAATACCCATTGGTTAATTAGTTTAGCCATATGGAAATAAGAAGATGCTATCTGACGTTTCTTTAGTATAATAGCATGCTTATAATGTAATTCAGCTAAATGCTCATATAGTGCCATATGATACTGTGCATCTCTCACCTTAGCAAAGTCAAATCTTTTTTCTTCTTTATCATATATAGGTAAAAAGTTTAACCACATGTAGTAGTCTCTACTAATATACCAAGTACCATTTACACTCTTGACAATTATACCTTTACGACACTTAGCTTTTTGGTCATCCCAATAAGTTATAAAGTCTTTACTCTTTACTGGAGCTGGACAATAGTATCCTTGCTTATGAAACTTACGAGCTTCAATATTAAAGATTTGACTAGTCTCGTCAAAGTTATACTCACCCGGTTCTTTAAAAACAGATAATAAAAAATCTCTAAACTCTTCTCTACTATAAAAAGTAGTTACTGTCCAGTGATCAATATTATAAGTGGGTACTTCTATAAATATGTTAGGTTCCAATTACTTAGTTGAGGTTAATTTATGTATGTCAATCACATCCCCTTTACATTTATGTAGTAAATGTAAAAGAGTGTTAAAATCTTTACTACGTAATACGCCATCCAGTTCACAATTGTCCCAATATTTAGTATACAAATCTCTAGGAATAGCATTCCATAGTTTAGTGTAAGGATTAAAATGGAAAACCCAATCATGCATATAACCATCAATATCTGATAGAGGGTCAACTGCTGCAAACTCTTTAATTTCATAATCTGTGTAAACGTCTTGTACCATAGTTTTATATTTAATAAGTTTAGGAAAGCAGAAGATGGGTGCGTGGACATCTGCTTTTACGACTGGCATTTCTAACCGATCACGTACTGCCCTTTCTACAGTTAAGAGTACGCCATTCCAGTCAACCTAATATTGCTGTAGAGGATGGATTCGAACCACCAAGGTGAGATTCAATTGATGACAGTACGCTTGCAAGCTGGTGGTCTACCCCATATCATCAATCTATTTCTTTATCACCGCCCACGAGACAGGTGGGTGCGTATGCCAAGGTCATAACTGAGACAACCCAATTTCGCCACTCTACAATATAGAGGTGAGTACAAGATTCGAACTTGTGTGAACGGTTTTGCAAACCGCTATATAACCACTCTACCAACTCACCCTATTGATCATATGCCAATCTCTGGCCACCTCTTACAGAAGATTGCTGCTCTTCTTGTAAATCTCTATACACTCCTTTAAAACTTTGTCTCACTGCATCAAACCTTTCTGCTATGCGTAGTAACGCTGTAGCAGATCCATCACGTCCTGATGTAGGTTTTTCTGTAGCCATAAACGTTGCCATATTATCTAAGGCAATCTTGATTCCATTGTATGCTCTATACGTAGGAGTCTCATACATTTTCTGACACACCTTAAGTGCAACAACTATTGTTTCATCTTCTCCTGAGAAGTCACCATCCACCTCAACTAAAATAAGTTCTTCCTTATCTTGTTCTGGCATATCAAAGAACGGATTAAGATCTGGACTAGGGCAGGTCATATAAAACAAATATGCATACACCTTCACTGCTTCTTCGCCATACTCATCCATAATCTTTTTTAAAGAATTTAGAGTGTAACAATGCTCACTTGGAACAACCTTACCATTCTGTATATCAAATAATCTTACCATTAGTTCCAATGTTTATTTTCCCTTTCAAAATAAAAGGTGAGGTCTTGTTTAGTGTTATCATAGTATTCTGCTACAACATCACTTTGAAATCTACTTCCTATATTTTCATATAGAGAAGCTGTAATAATATTACCAGTCACCTTATTTCTAAATAACTTAGTAAGCCATGTATAGTTACCTCCACGAATAACTCCCCCTTCTACTAAAAGATAATATTTATAATCATCTTCTGAAAACTTAAACCAATTGTCTATATCTTGGTCTGCTTTCCTTACATAGATGTGTTCATTTTCATCAGGATAGGGAACGTGTATAGGTAGTATATCACACATATCTCCATCTTTGCTTAGATTATGAGCAAGGTGCATAGCTACTGTTGCAGAATAGTCAGGACTAACCATCACTAAAAGAGTGTTATCAGCTGATACATCAGGGTATTTCTCAATAAGCTTATTAGTAAGTGTAACAATAAGCTTCTTTTCTTTAGAAGCAGAAACAAGTAATTCTTTTCTCATTAATGCTTAGGTTTTAACTGTTCTCTATTGTCTTCTAACCAATGCAATAAGTTTATCACCTCACTCTTCATATAAGGAAGGTTATACTGAACAATATCTTTTACTATAGGATTACCAGTTGTATCTAACGCAGTGATTGGATTACCAAACTTATCTACGCCCACTGTTTCAAATAAGATGTGATGGATTATTAAATTACCTGGTTTTAACCTAGGGTTGTGCTTAAGAATAATATATAAATATAAACTTAGCTGTAGTGTATAGTGATTTAGATTACAATCATCTAAGTGAGTTAAAGGACTAGCCATTCTATCCACCTTACCATCCCAACTAGTGTATCCTTCTGTTTTAATTTCTTTGTTAGTCTTGTAGTCTGTAATATGCACTTCTCCATTGATCACTTCTACAAGATCTGACTGACCGCATAAACCAGCAGATTTTAAATACACCATGTGTTCTGGATAAACACCATTGGTAAGCTTTTGTACTGGAGCTTGTTTAATTCCATCTGTTTCGATGGGTTTAAATACAGGCACCACTTCCCCATGACGTTCCATCGTGGTTAGTTCGCACAAATCTTTTTCTCTACAATTATGATACCAAGTTCCAAGGTCTGTTGCACGTTTAGCTTCTGATGCCCATGCATCCTTTATTTCTTCAGGTGTCATGCCATACCACTTAGACTTTTTAGACTTAGAAGATTTAGCAGCAATAACGTCTGACTCAAATGGCTTTTTAAAGTTTGATATAAAGCTTGTTACAGAAACCCAGTTTGTAACATCTGTAGCATCTATACTTCTATACTTGTGGTTTTGTGCTGTGAAAACTATCATAGTCCTAATTTTTCGTTTAGTTTATCTTCTTCCTCTTGTGTCAACTCTGCTTTCCAGTGCCCCTTTGGACATTCTGAACTTAAACTTCTTGTCTTTAATGCAAGACAGCATCCGCATCCTCCTAGTTCTTTATTACAACAAGGATCAGTGCCAGGAACCATGCAGCCACTATCTGATTCTGTATAAAGATCACAGAAGTGACATATACTTAATCTATGTTTAGCAATCTCTTCAACATCTTCTTTCTTAAATATGGAATTGGTTATGCCCTCTATAATCTGACCTTTACTCTTCCATATTTTTATTATGTTTTCTTTTAGACTCATGAGATTTATGCATTTTAATAAAGTCAGCTCTTTGCTTTTCTTCTGTAATAATATCCTTTAGTATTTTCAGGTCAAACAATGTTTCTGCTGTTTTAAATCTAGCAGTCATTTGCTGTAAACCTTTTTGCCTGTTGTTCTCTTCAAACTTTTCAAGCATCTCAATCTTACTATCTATCTTCCAATGCTTTGTTACAAAATCACCAAGATTTGTAATATGCACTCTAGAATGCTTTAATGAAGATAGATTCTTTCTTACCTCTCTCCAATAAAAACCTACTATATTGTTTATAGTTTCTTCAGATAGATTGGCTTCTTTTGCCACTTCTGAATATAGCTCTTTAGCTTTCCGTGGATGCAATGCTTAAGAATTTAAAGTCTAA